AGATTTATATCTGGTGTTGCAGATGTGTATTCAATGGTTTGCGTGACTTTTGAATCAAAGTGATTGTCGCCAATTACACTTGACGCCGTTCCAGTTCTAGGATTAATTCCGTGCATTCCTGCAAGATCAAAGCCTTTTGCAACTTTCCTTGCAAACCCTTCATTGAATGCTGTCAACACATCCAGCTGTTCCTCTTCAGTCGCTGTCATGAATTCATCTGATACTCTTGCACCATACTCAAATTTCACCGGTACAATTTTTACCGGATCCATTGAAATACCACCTTCACTTTTCTTTCCATTTTCTGCAACAATGTCAATTTCATTATCCATCGAAAAAATAAATTCCTTTAACCCGTTAAATGGAATCGGTGTCTGTCCACATAATGCTGCCAATGATGATTTTCCTTTAACTTTTGTAATAAGATCCGTTACAAGTGTTGGATCAAACTTTGTTTCTTTTCCTAACATAATTATTCTCCTTTCAAATTAGCCAGCATATTTTTCATAGCTGTTTTCTTGTCATCCATTTTCTGTGGATCTCCTCCGGCAAGTGGCGGAACATCTCTTTTTCTCAAAAATTTTGCCATTATTTCCGCATCTTTTTTTATAGCCTCTTCATCAGATCCGCTCAACTTATCTGCAAGCTCAAACGGAATTCCATTTTCATGAGCAACTCTCATTTTTAAAGAACTGGTCTCATATCCTTTCAGCCTGCTCTGCATTTCTTCCATCATTTTTTTATAGCCCGGATTCTTGTCATCACCATTGATTTCTTTATTCAATGCTGCTGCCTGCTGCTCAAGTCCATCTGCTTTTTCCTTCAAAGCATCATAGTCCTCCGCTTTCTTTTTGTAATCATCAAATCCTTCATATTTTGCTTTCACTCCCGCAATTCTTTCTCCGATTACTTTATCAAGCTGTTCCTGTGTTGTGATTGGTTCAAATGCCATCTTTATGCTCCTTTCTCCTTTTAACCGCTGGGGTGCGTAATATGTTAAAAAGACACCTTTTCGGTGCCTTCTAACAACTAATTCTTTGCTTTCTCTTTTTTGTCTTCGACTCACTACATGCCCAATATGCAAGAATTACACTGTCCAATAATGCAATCTCTATTTCTTCTTTCATTTCCTTATACCCAAAACCTCCATTCGTACCAATTGCTCTTTTTTCACAATTGCTTACCGCCTGTACTAACGACGGTTGTCCTGAATGTACTATATTTTTTTGATATAATCCCTGTTCAAATTTTGCATTTGCTGCAATGATTTCTTTTACTGTTGGCAAATATGAATTCTTTATCCCATACTCCCTCATCTCCTCTTTCAATAACTGCTGACCTGATGCTCCATCTATCACTACTTTTCTTGCTTTCCAGCCTTTCAGATATGCAAGCATCCATGTATCTCCTGCTCTTACTTCTCTGCAGTCAATGCATTCAATAAATATTTTTTCATCCTGTGTTTTCGATGCAACCGACATAACTACATTTCCATGTTTACTGTATTTTACTCCGACAAATAACTCCCCCGCCAACTCAGGCTTGTTTTCTAGTTTCAGCTCATTCCATTCAGTCTCGCTTATAGCTGATTTCTGATTATATCTGATCCATAACCCTAAACGCTGAATGTTAAAATCTACATCATCTGTTCCTATTTCATCAGTTACTGATCGTTCTGTAAATACTGTTCCCAAAGATGGGTTTGTTTCATACCATGCTTCAATATCTCTTGGATTCGTCTGCTCTTCTACTGACCATTCTGCCCAGCCAGAATTGACATTTCTTCCTTCCAATGTAGATTTTCTGAATTTTGTAAAGACCGTTCCTGAACTGACCGGAGTTGGTGGTGTGCCGCAAAAAATGGTTTGTGGGTTTTTACTATCTGTAACCACATATTTCAAAGCACTTTCTTGGTCATCCTGATATTCTTGTGCCTCATCAATAATCAAAAGATCAAAACCTTCTCCAAGACCTCCTTTTGATGTTCTTGTCCGGAATTCAATAATCCCGCCACCCTCAACTTCAAGATGTTCCTTACCGAATGCCTTATATGAGGAAACGACCTCAATATTTGCCTTTTTCAGCAAATTTGAAAGTCGTTCCCATGCACTATGTGTAGTTGTTGTTCTATGTGCTGTATGTAGGATTCTCTCTCCTCTTTTCAAGCCATACATTTCCCTTATTACGACAATTTCATTCTTTCCATTACGCCTTGGAACAGAATATCCAAATTTTGTGTGTACCCATAGTCCATCTTCATTAACGGCCAGAATGTCCGACAGAAGAAGCTCCTGCCATTCTTGGGTGGTTCTCCCTGTCGAATTATAAATTTCTACCGCTTCAGCTCCATATGTTGAAGAATAAGGCCGCACGACAGATTGTGTCGGGGTCTGCCGCCCCTTCCTTATTTCTCCCATGTAGTCTCCAATCAAAAACGCTGCCTACCGGAGTGGTAAACAGCGCCTACATTTCATTTTCTATCTCTTTCATCATTTCATCAAACATTTCTTCAAGTGTATAATCATCGAGATAATACGATTGTCCATCATCAGCCATGTGTATTTTAGCTTTTTCCTCATTATCAGCAAATTCAATTACAAGACGATTTTTTTCTATAATATCAATATGTATGGCTACTTGGTTTGGTAAAATAAACCAATCTTCATTATTAATTTTACGTTCTTCATATATTTTTCTTAATCTGTTTACAATATATTCAACGCTTTCTCTTGTCTTAGTCATTTTTCTCATCTCCATTCAGATTATAACGTTTTGTCCCTGCTCTTCCACTTGACGTTTTATAATAGGCTTCTCCATGATGGCTATTGGTTTCAGGATGATACTGCAGATATCCATCCCCACCATATGATACTCGGAATCCACCGCCTTCTTCAAACGGCACATTTTTCAACTTTCCTTTACCCAACGGCTTAACTTCATATCCTGCTGCCTCCAGTTCTTTTTTTAACCTCTCCGGAGTATATGCCTGGAACATTTTCGGGTGCTCTGATAATCGAACCGCCAATCCTTCTTTTTCTATTGCTTTTCTTTCTTCTATTCTATCAGATTCTTTTTCGTATTTCCATTCTTTTGACCAAACATCCTGTTTTTTCCCATCTCCTGGATAATATTCAAGTACACAATTACAATTATCATGTCTTCTGAATACATCTTTCGGCACATCAGGATAGCTGTATACACCCGCTACCTCATTGCACCATTTACAACAATGTCCTGACGATTTCCGTACAATTTTGGGGCTTAATCCCGCCTTTGCATGAAAATCCGCATTTACTTTTACTGTATCATCCATTGCCTTTTGAACTAAATTTCTTACAGGGGCATCAAGAATCCACTTTACATCATCAAAACATTCTTCATTGGAAATTCGATTTACTATTCCATCTATATATCCCTGCTGTATTTGTGCTTTTATTGGCTTTATTCCTATTCCTGCCTCTTCATTCAGAATTTTTTGCACTATTTCCGCAATACGAGCCGCCCTATCATATGCATCTTTTAATGTAGGGTTTAATATTCTAGTTGCAATATTATAATACATTTTCCCATCGGGTAATACAGCAGATGATAAATTATCTGAATATACTTTAGCCAATACCTTTCCTATTTCCTGTGCTATTTCATTTACCTGTTCATAGGTTATCTTGCTTTTCCGTTCATTAAATGTCCGTATAATGTCATTTTTCTCTATATCATGAATAAATTGCTTTTGAATTTTCTCTAATAATCCCGGAACAATATCTTCCATGGCTTACACCCCCATGTCTTCTATCTTCATATTGCTCCTGTTAATGCCTGTCAAATCTCTTAAATTGTCAGCATTAAAATAACCTGGTACAGCTTGATTTATTTTTATTGCTCCGTCACCAATATTGGACAGCATGGCTGCATCCGGTTCAAATACAGGTTCCCACACTGGTTTCGTCATGTATACCTGATTACGATAATATTGATAATCATCCCTTAAACACGCAGCCAAATATCCAACATTTAAAAATCCACTGCCAAATGCCCTCTGTGCTTTTCTTGCTGTCAACCGTAAATTTTCATGCTGTGCTTTAATTGCTTCCTGACTTGCCGGATTCTCCGTGGCAAATCCCAGATCATCCAATGTCAAGCCGGTTTCACCCGCAAAAAGTGAAGCGAACATTTTTAACTGCTCAAGATGTGGTGTCATTGACTGTTGTTGGAATTGTCCAAGTGTAGGGCTGTCTCCATCTTCATCTTTATCAAACTGTAAAAGACTTGATACAGTTGCTTTCCATTTATCCATCTGTTCCGCATCAGGATTTAATCCTACTACATATTTCTGAGGAAACGAATAAAACTCTGCCGTTATTTCAGATCTCTTCACGGTTCTCATTGCTGATTCTGTAATCGCCATACACGCTCTGCTAATCCTTGCATGACCGAATGGTCTTTTTGCATCCGGTCTGAATATAATCGGAACCAACAATGCTGCTGGAACATTATCTTGAAATATCTGTTCCTGTTTGCCATTTCTATAAATTACAGTAAACTCTCCCGCAAAATATGCTTCAACATTTGCCCTTCCATAATCGTCTCGTTGTAATACCGCGTAACCTTCTGTAAGTAAATTTGTGATCGGATTTATAATGCCCGTTGCATTTGATCCATCTATTACCTGCAGTCTTGGGAAATCGTCTTCTCCCTTGCTGATATAAATGAAGCAACATGATGAAATTAATGCAGATAATATCGCTGAATCAAATAAAATATCCGGATTATTCATTCGGAAAATTCCATTCATATCAAAATCATCATCTTTAAATTCTCTAAATTCCAAACGATCTGCCAAAGAATCGACTGCCTTCGCATTCCATCCAAGAACACTTTGTAACCATTGTAATCTTTCCGGTGATGCTATTCCTATATCCCTTGCTATATTTTTCATTTCATAAAATTTATATCTTCTAAGCACCCTGTTTCTTTTTTGTGCCAGTTTTTTTCGCAAATAATCTATTCCTTTATAGGTTTCCATTTTGCTCCTTTCCACATTCTTTTTTGTTGCGTGTGTTTTTTTTCGCAGTGACGGTGTGAAGGTCATTCGCATCTGCTGCCGGGGTGGTATGCCCCCCTCAAAATTATTTTGACCTGTATCTGCTCCAATCAAATGTATGAGGCAGCACCCTGTTCCCTATTGATTCTTCTTCCTTCCTGTCTCTGCCAGATGTCAACTTATCGCTCTTCTGTCGATTGCACGTCCAGTGTGCAAGCTGCATATTGTCCAAATCCGATGGATGTCCTCCCTTGGCTATTGGAATAATATGATCAATGCAGGGTGATAATGGATGTGGATACTTCAAAGAAAAATCAACCGGTTTACCGCAAATCCCACATACTGTCTGAGTTGCATAAATTTTTTTCTTATTCTTTTCAAAAGCTCCACGGTGAGTACCGTCTTTATCCGGTCTATTTCTTTTCATGTATCTCATGTCTCCTTTGCATGAATGAAAAAATGCACCTGGTACACCGGGTGCATTCATTTACCTTATTATCGAGCCGTCGGTTTTCCGCCTTGGCTCATTATAATTAAATCATATGTTGATACTGAACTTCAATGAACTCAAACAAATTATTCCGGTATTTTCAAATGTTGCAGTGCTTTCCCGTGCAATTTATGCACCCATCTATCCGTACAACCCATCAATTCTGCGATTTCCCACCACCTGAGACCTTTTACATACCGGTAAAATAATACATCATTCTCATCCTCATTCTGTACCGTCTTGATCTGCTTTTCAACAGCAATATACGATTCAATACACTTTTCTTTTTCTTCTCCGAGCTTTTTCTCCAATAATTCAATTCTTGCCAGTTCGTCAGAAAGATCTTTTTGATTTCCACTGCCTTGCGGCATTCCTGAATAATCAGTAGCTTTCACAGACTTCGCAAGCTCTCTCAGCTCTGTCACCTCTCCATCTATCCTGTTGACCCGTCTCCTGTTGGTTCGGTATCCTCTCAGATATTCCTTTTTTCGCTCATTTTCATTTTTCACATTATTTTCTTCCAGTCGCTCCATCGGCATCCACTCCCTTCTTCGTATCTACTCCCCACTTTTTCAGTGCATCCTCCACTGTATAATTCGGGTATGCCGGACGGTGGAAGTCTGCACTGGCTTTCCGATCCGGTGGATGCTCTGCCATCCCGGCATAGTGTTCTTTCTGATTCTGCCGGATCTCCGCTAGACTCCAGCGTCTATCTGTGCTTCGTTTCAAAGTTCCTCCAGCTCCTTTTTATAAGCTTCTTTTCTTTCTTCCAGCCATTGTGCCAGTTCCTCTTGGAATCTTCCTGATTGTCCTTCAGTGCATGGTCTTGGACTTGTCACGATCAGCCAGTGGTTTTTCTTATGTTCCGCTAAGAGTGCCTCGATGCATTTTATATCTGCCTCAAGCTCTTTCGCCCTGCTCAATGTTTCTTTGTTCATTTTTCTGTCTCTCCTTCTTCTGCTCCTGCTGCCACCTCTGTCCTACATACTTTCCATAGGTCATTCCTGCTTGCTTTGCTTCTCTTGCCACTTTCACCAGCTCACTCTCATGTCTCCTCCTTCTCTTCACTTCCTTTTCTCTTTTCTTTACCGGTCTTCCTACCTTTCCCGGATGCTGCATCTTCTGCTTTTCTCTTGTATGCTTAATGTTGGCCAGTCTCTGACACTCCGTACCGCAATATTTCTTTTTCGCTGTCGCCCGTTCAAATTCTTTATTACAGATCGGACAGATTACTTTGCTTTTTCCCATTTTTATCACCTTTAAATCACATATTTTTTGTGAGCCTGCTCCAGTTCATCCTCCGACAGATCCAAATAGATCTGCGTTGTGGACACATTCTCATGTCCCAGCATTTTAGATACCTGCATAAGTGGCATGCCCCTCCGCAATGCCATTGTTGCACACGTTCTTCTGTATTTATGCGGATTCGCCTTTTCCACACCGGCTCTTTTTGCTATCTTTCTCATAATCGCTTCAATTGACCCCGTGGATGAATGTCCTTCCCTGATATTCTCCGGATTCTTCCACCATGCCCGCAATTCGCTTTTTTCTACCCCTGCCCTTACGAGAGAGTCAACATCAGCTCCGTGCGGAAGTAAATACGGATTACTGTCTCTTCTTTCTTCTAAATATTTTTCTAATGTGAATTTTGCTTTTGCATTTAAATATACATACCTGTCTTTTTCGCCTTTTCCATGTACCAGGATTCTGTCTCCATCTATATCCGCAACAAGGATCTGTGCTACTTCACTCACCCGGCATCCTGTGGAGAGTAGAAGCTCTATGAGCATCTTTTCCCGTTCTCCGTCTGCTGCCGCACGTAATTTTTCTATTTCCAGCTCTGTTAAAGCCTCTTTCTTTGTCTTCCTTTGCTTTATCCGGTCTATTTTCAACATTGGATTTTTCCGAATCTCTTCCTCCATGTAAAGCCATCCAAAAAAGCTTCCCAGGTTTCGGATTTCATTTCCTATCGTCGTCTTTGACACCTTATCTCTTCTCAGTCTGACTGCCATGTAATACCGGATATCATCTGCTGTAATGTCATCCACAGTCTTTTCCATTCTTTCCAGCATACTTTTAATACTCACTGCGTAAAATTGCAATGTTCGCTTTGTGCATCCTTTCACCTGCTTGGCTACAAGGAATCTTTTTAACAGCATCTCATTTCTATCAACTTGTACCGGTGCAATCTCTGTACACCGCTTTATGATCTCCACACCGTTCAGTATCAGATCAATATCATATCTGCACTCTTCTATATCGATTCCCTTGGCCGCCGCCCATAGCAGTATTTTATTGACTACTTCTTTCCGGCAATCTACCGCATCCACCTTCTTCTCCTTTCTCTCCCTGCTCTCAGGCAGGGAGGAATCCATGATTTACGGGTTTCGTATCGTGACATACTTTATAACCACGCCTTTCGGCAGAGGTAACTTTATAAATAATTTTTCTTATACCTTGCTTCCCATTCTGCTCTTGTATGGGTCTGCTCATATTCTTTCTGTGCCAGCCTGCACAGGATCTCCCGTGTCATCCTATTGTTGTGAACTGCTTCCGGGCCGTCCTTGTGGTGTGCCATGCACAGATATACTTTCAGTCCATCGGCTTCTGACAGTTCCCTCTGCCCGGATCCAAACATGATGTGATGTTCTTCTGTATATTGTTCCGAACAGTCATCATAGAGCAGTTCACACAAAAAG